GTCTTCGGGGATAAGCTCGCGCTAACCGTCGAGGCTGTAGACGTAAGCGGCGCCATGAATGATGCACGGTCTCGAATCGCTACCATAGTCAACCCACTTTGCCGGGCGATAGAAGACGCGCAAATTGAGGAAGTCGATCCATTCAGCTAGGTTGCATAGAAGCAAGCCCCGCAAGCGAACCCGCAAGCAGTGCCTCATACCATCCGTGTAACTACTTAATTATGGCGGTATTGCTATGTTATCATATAGTTCTACGCAACAGAATGTACGTTATCAGACGCTAGGCCACAAGCATGTGCAAGCATTACATCGGCTAGGCTCCCTTACTGCTTGCGTAGTCCCTTGGCGAAGTGGATCGGCGGGAGAACTCCCCGGAGTCCCATCGATAGGGGGAGCGGGGTGGCGGGTACCCCCAAACTCCTTCGCTCGCCCCAGACTAGCAGGACCCGCGCACACCCTGTCCACGACTTCTAGAGATATTTTTTTAATTTCTAAAAAAATTTTCTAAAAAAATTTTCTAAAAAAATTTTCTAAAAAATTTCTAAAAAATTCTAACTTGATTTAATTTCCTCCCCCATCTACCCTTCGAGGCACCATGACGCTCGACCACTACGTCTTTACCTGTCTGCGCGATTTGCGAGAGTCGTTTCCCGAACTGAGCCACGCCGGAGCGAGACGAATTTTTCTGTATTGGCTGTCGCAGCGCGAACCGCGCACCTGCGTACGACTGTTGGCGAGCCGCAGCCTATTCACCGTGAAAGAAGACCGAGACGAGATCCCCGCGTGGGCGCCGGTGTGTATGCGCTACCCCGAGGCCATTCGAGGTATGTGCGCCGAGCCCGTCGAGGAGAGGGGCGATGCCTCTTAAACATTCCCCCCAGCACGAGCGGGCGCTCATGTCGGAACTGTGGGACCCACAGATTGCGGACAATCTCGAAGCGTTCGTGCTCTACGCCTATCCGTGGGGCCAGCCGAACACCCCGCTCCATAACCAGAAGGGTCCACGGAATTGGCAGCGCGACGACTTGCAGGAAATCACGGAACATATTCGCGCCAACAAAATTCGCGCGGAAATGGGGATGCCGCCTGTGATGTTCAAGAAGGCGACGGCCTCCGGGCGAGGTCCGGGGAAATCGGCGCTTGTCTCCTGGCAGGCCGACTGGATGATGACGACGCGCGTGGGCTCGACCACGATCGTGACGGCGAACACCGAGCCGCAGCTCAAAACGAAGACGTTTGCGGAGATCAATAAATGGTCGTCGCTCCTCATCAACGCGCACTGGTTCGAGTCCTCCGTGCTGGCGATGCGTCCCGCCGACTGGTTCAAGGAGGCGCTCAAGGACCAGCTCAAGATTGATTCCACGTACTACTATTGCCAGGCGCTCCTGTGGAGCGAAGAGAACCCCGACGCGTTTGCGGGCGCCCACAATATGTATGGGCTCCAGCTCATCTATGATGAGGCGTCCGGTATTCCGGCCAAGATCTTCGATGTGTCGGAGGGGTTCTTTACGGATTTGACGGAAGATCGGTATTGGCTGATTTACTCGAACCCGCGCCGGAACTCGGGCGGCTTCTTCGATGCGTTTCACAAGAACAAGAAGTATTGGCGGCGCCGGAACCTGGACACGCGCACGGTCGAGGGGATCGATCTGACCCGCGTGAATGCGATCGTCGAGCAGCACGGCGTGGATTCCGACATGGTGCGCATTGAGGTAGCGGGGCAATTTCCCAAACAGGGGAACAAACAGTTTATCTCGAACGCCGCGGTGGATGAGGCGCAGAAACGTCCGCTGCCTGCCGAGGTCGATCTCTCCGCGCCGCTGATTATGGGCGTCGATGTGGCGCGCTACGGGGATGACAAGACGGTCTTCCGGTTTCGCCGGGGCCGGGATGCGCGCACGATCCCCAAGCAGGTCTATGAGAAGAAAGACAACATGACGATTGCGAACGCGATCGCGCACTGTATCGATACGATGAAGCCGGACGCGGTGAATATCGACGCGGGGAACGCCACAGGGATTATTGACCGACTGAGGGAGATGCACTATGTGGTCAACGAGATTTGGTTCGGGAGCGATTCCTCCGAGCCCGAGTGGGCGAACAAACGGACGGAGATGTATGCGGAAGCGCGGAATTGGTTGCCGGGGGGCTGTCTCGATCAAGACCCGCAGTTGTTCTCGGACCTCACGGTACCGGAGTATTATTATTTCGGCAAGGCGGCGGACAAGATTATGCTCCAGAGCAAAGAGGAGTTGCGGGACGACGGCAATCCAAGTCCGGATGAAGGCGATGCGTTTGTCCTCACGTTCGCGGTGAAGGTGGCACGGAAAGACAATGCCCTGGCACGCGGGATGAAGAAACACCGGGTGATCGAGGGCGCGGACTACGCGGTGCTGCCGCCGTAAGACTTGACACACTCCTGAGACGGGCATAGACTCCGGCATGATGAATGCGTCGTATGCGAGGGATGTGCGAGAACAGGCGACCGCGCGGGTGTATGTCTGTATCGTCTGCCGGAAGGCGGGCACCTTGATACGGCTTCGCCCGGAGAAACGCTACGCCTGTTCCGCCTGCATTAAGGAACACGGAGGAGTGGACATGCTGCGAGCACGACTGAGACAGGTGCCCGAGTAATGGGCGGCGGAGGTGTCTCGCCGTTTGAGTGGATACTCCCGCCTGTGGCGATCGCGCACCACGCCTACAATGCGTCGGCGCAAGCGGCGGGGGCGGGGAAAGCAAAACTCAACGTCCCCACGTCGGCCAATGAGCAAGAAGAGAGCGCGCGCAACGAACAACAGCGCAATGCTCAAACGAGTAGAGACGCCGAGGCGATATACGCGGCGAAAAGCGCGGCAGAGTATCTCGCCGCGAATCCCCTTCCGCAAACACCTGAAGAAGAACTCGCCTCCCGGCGCCGGGCGCAAGCCGCAGGTGCGAGCCGGTTGGGCGGCAAGCGACCCAGTCAATACTTGGCCGGGGGAGAGGCGACTCTCGGGAACACGGTATGAGCGCCCTATTCAGCTCGCCCTCACTCCCGCCGCCGCAAGCGTTGCCCACGGTGCCGAATGCGGGCGATGCGGAAGTCCGAAAAGCGGCGGATGACCGGCTCAGGAATCAGCAGGCCCAAGGCCGCGCCGCGAATTATTTGACGAATCCCACCACGAACAACTACACGAGCCCGGTCAATAAACAGCAATACCTGGGGACGATCTCATGACGACCACCCAAAGTGCCGCCGATCAGCAGCGCGCCGCCGACACGATTCAGGAGCAAGAGGCCCTCATGGGCTTGCGGGGCAATTGGGAAACGACGTGGGAAGCGATTGCCGCGCGGATCTTCACGATGTACGCGGGACAGTTCAACACGCAGAATCTCAGCAATCCGATGAGCGGGCAGCAGCGCACGACCGAGCAAGTGGATGCGACCGGCGCCGGGGCGCTGGTGCGCTTTGCCGCGGCGATGGAGTCGATGTTGACGCCGAGAAATTCCCGGTGGCACCGGCTGGCCCCGTCGAACAAAATCCTCCGGCGCGATCGCAGCGTGATGCTGTGGTTTGAAGACCTGGCGGATGTGCTGTTTGATTACCGGTATGCCCCGCGAGCGAATTTTGCGAGCCAGAAGCATGAGGAGTATATGGGTCTGGGTGCGTTCGGCACGGCCTGTCAGTTTATCGATGCGTTGCAGTTCTACGGCGAGCAGGGGATTCGCTACCGGAACATGCACCTGGGGCAAATCTATTTCAAAGAGAATCACCAAGGGATTATCGACACGGCCTATCGCCGGTTTTCGTTTACGGCGCGGCAGGCGGTCCAGCGGTTTCAGCGAATGGGCATGGCGTTGCCGCAGCAGATTCTCGACGATGCGAAACTGCCGCAGGGAACCGAGAAGCCGCACTTCTTCATTCACTGTGTGAAGCCGCGCGAGGACTACGAGGCGAGCCGGGTGGATGTGAAGGGGATGCGCTATGCGTCCTACTATGTGTCGCTGACCGAGCGGCGCTTTCTCAAGGAGAACGGCTACCATACCTTTCCGTACACGATCAGCCGCTACGTGACTGCGCCCAACGAGACCTACGGACGGAGTCCGGCGATGCAGTGTTTGCCGTCGCTCCGGCTCCTCAATGAGCAAAAGAAAACCTTCATCAAGCAGGGGCATCGGATTTCCGATCCCATTCTGTTGGCGCACGATGACGGGATTCTCGATATGGTGTCACTCAAGCCGGGCTCCGGCGTGCCAGGGGGCGTGAACGCGGACGGTAAGCTCCTCGTTCAGCCGCTTCCGACCGGCAACATCAACACGACCGTGGAGATGATGGATATGGAGCGCGAAACGATTAACGATGCGTTTCTCGTCTCGCTCTTTCAAATTCTCGTCGATCAACCGCAGATGACGGCGACAGAAGTCGTCGAGCGTGCGCGGGAGAAGGGGGCGCTCTTGTCGCCCACGATGGGGCGGCAGCAGTCGGAAGCTCTGGGGCCATTAATTGAGCGCGAAATCGATGTGTTGACCTCGCTCAAACTTATTCCGCCGATGCCGCAAAAACTCCTGGATGCGCGGGGCGAATACTTGGTGGAGTACGATTCTCCGCTCTCCCGCATGGCGAAGGCCGAGGAGTCCTCGGGCTTTATGCAGACGGTTGATTGGGCCGCGGAGAAAGCGCAGTTGACCGGTAACATGGCGATCATGGACCATTTTAATTTCGATGTGGGCATTCCCAAGGTGGCGGAAAATCGCGGCGTGCCCGCGAGCTGGATGAATGGGGCGGATACGGTGGCGAAGACGCGCGCCGACCGGATGAAGCAGGCGCAGACGCAGCAGATGATTGACGCCGCACCCGCGATCGCCAGCACGGCGAAGACTGCCTCGGGCCTGATGGCCGGAGCGTAATGAATGGGCGACACGCCACCGAAGGAAAAAGCGCATATCGTGTTGAAGTCCCGGCAACGGGCGTATACGAAGGTCTTACGCGGCACGGGGGTGGACGGCAATATTGTGTTAGAGGATCTAGCGAAGTTTTGCCGGGCGCACGAATCGACGTTCCACACGAATCCGCGGGTCGCACTCATCCTGCAAGGACGGCATGAGGTCTGGGTGCGCATTCAACAACATCTTCAATTAAGTGACGAGCAGATGTGGAAATTATACGGCAACCCAACACTGACTGATTTACAAGGGAGTCTCTAATGCTTATCCGAAAAGGTTTATATCACGAGGCCGCAGGCGCACCGGCAGGAGGCGCACCCGCCGCAGGCGCGGTCGCCGATCTTCCGGCAGGCACGACGACACCCGCCTCGGGTAACGGGACGCCGCCGAATCCGCAAGTGGGAGGGGCGCCGCCCGCGAGCAAGTTCGATTGGACCTCGCTGAAGTTAGATCCAGACCTGCAAGCGGTCGTAGACCGGCACCAATTCGCCGATCCTTCTGTGGTCGTCAAATCGTTTGCAAACGCGGAAAAGCTCATGGGGTTGCCGCCCGATCGCATCGTCAAGATGCCGACAGATAAGTCCACGCCGGATGAGTGGAACGAGTACTACACGAAATTGGGTCGCCCGGCGAAAGCGGAAGATTACAAACTCCCGGTCCCGGACGGCGATACCGGCGAGTTTGCGAAGACCGCCTCATCCTGGATGCACGAGGCAGGCGTGCCACAAGGCATGGCGACGAAGATTGCCACGAAGTGGAACGAGCATGTAGCTGGACAAATGAAAGCGGCGAAAACCGCCGCAGACACCAAAAACGCGACGGAAGGCGCCGAACTCAAAACCGAGTGGGGCGCAGACTACGAGAAGAATTTTCAGTTAGTGGATCGCGCGGCACAAGAGTTTGGCATGACCAAACAGCATCTTGATGCCTTACGCAGCAGCCTCGGAGTCAAAGAGGCGATGAAGTTTATGCAGAAGATCGGGGCCAAGGTGGGCGCCGAGGGGGAGTTCGTAGACACGGATAAAGGCAGTGGGAACTTTAACCAGAACCTCACCCCCGAGACGGCGCGTGCACAGCTCACGGCGCTCATGAAAGACCCCGCGCATGTGCAGATGTTTAACAGCAAAGACCCGAAGACTCGTCAAGAGGCCCGCGCCAATCAGCGCCGGTTAGAGTTGTTGGCGTCGCCAGGGTCGGTTGCGTATCCCGGACCTGCACGCTAGGCGCATTTTATCTTGACAGTGGTGCAGATGTTTGCTAGTAGGTATCACACAGTCTGAATAGGCAACCCCGCGAGGGATCTGTTCAGCGTTTCCGGGGTCTGGTAATCTCACCGGGCAACCCCTTTCATCACGTCCTTTACGTTTTGAGAGAGGTCGCCCATGTCTGTCAATCTTCCGTCTCACTATACCATTTCGTTTTCCAACAACATCGCACTGCTTCTGCAAACGCAAGGGCAGAAGTTGCGCGGGTGCGTCACCGAGGCGCCCTATGTCGGCAAGCAAGCCGCCGTGGTCGATCAGATCGGCCAAGTGGATATGCAGCCGGTCGCAGGCCGATTCGCGCCGATGGGCCGGGTCGATGCCACCGTCGATCGTCGGTGGGTAACGCCCTCGGACTTTGACTTGCCCCAACAGATCGATTCCTTCGACAAGTTGCGGCTCGTCACCGAACCCGAGTCCAAGTATGTGCAGAACGCCGTGGTGGCCGCAGGTCGGCAGATCGACCGCACCATCTTGACCGCCACGACCGCGACCGCGAAGACCGGTGAACAGGGCGGCACCAACACCGTATTCAACTCAAACAACACCGTGACCGTCTCCATCGGAGGCACCAACTCACGGCTCAACGTGTCGAAGCTCCTGGCCGTGAAAGAAAAGATGCGGGCACAGTTTGTCGATTTCGACAATGACGAAATCTACATGCCCTTGGTCGCCAAGGATGAGTCCGCCCTCCTGAACGAAATTCAGATCGTGTCGAACGAGTTCAATTCCCCGGGCGACAAGCCGGTGATGAAGGACGGGAAGGTCATGCGATTCCTGGGCATCAATTTCGTCTACTGCGAACTGGCAGAGACGGTGATGATTCCCGCAGGCGTGACGACCCGTATCGACGTGCCGGTCTGGGCCAAGTCAGGAATGCACTTGGGCGTCTGGAACGATATCCAGACCTCGATTGACCGGCGCGTCGATCTCCAAGGGATTCCGTGGCAGTCGTATGTGTATCTGACCATCGGCTCAACCCGCGTGGAAGAAAATAAGGTCTACGTCATTCAGTCATTCCGGCCCTAACTAGGGGCGTAAGCAGCGTGTCGAGATGGGGCCGGAGCCAGGTGTGGCGGGCACGGCCCACTCATTCATGGGCGAATAGACAAAGAGGTGCGTTATGGCAGTGGTCGCAGTCAAAGGAACCATCATCACCAATGCGGATGCCGGTACATTAAACAACGCGAACGTTTTTCGGGGGATCGTGAAAGAGGCCGCGGAAACGCTGGAAGTCACCAGCGGCGATTCTATCGCCTCGGTCTATCGGCTCAACCGCGTGCCGTCGAATGCGCGGGTATCGAGGGTGTTACTCTCGTGTGACGCCATCACCACCTGTGCGGGCGATATCGGAGTCTATCGCACAGCCGCAGACGGCGGGGCGGTTGTCGATGTCGATTTCTTCGCGTCGGCGCAATCTCTCGCGGCGGCATTAGCCAACTCCGATGTGACCCACGAAGCCGATGCGGCAGACGGGGGTGTGGGCTATGGATTGGCCGATCAGACCAAGATGTTGTGGCAGGCGCTTCAGTTTGCGACAGATCCCCGCGCAGAGTTCGATGTGGCCGTCACGTTGACGGCGGCGGCAGGATCGGCGGGCACCATCGGGCTGAAAACGCAGTTTGCGATTTAAGCACGGGGTGCAAGTTTCGTACGGTAGGCGAGTCACAAAAGGGGGCGACCGATGGCCGATCATTTCTACAGTGTCAATAAAGGAACCGGGTTTGACCCGTCGATCGTCACGGTGGGCGTGGCAACGTCCGGGCAGTCGATTGAGCTACGGCTCCACGATGGTGACGGACTCACGCGCATGGACGTGTTACGGGCGATTGAAACGCTGGAGTCGCGGTTCCAAGAAAACGAGCCGGTGACGCCGTAGCGGTTCGGGTCTACGACCGAGTATGAGCGCCTAGACCACTACGGACTAGGCGCTCGTTTACTGTGAGGGGAGCGATGGCGAATAGCCGCGTGCATATCATGAACCTCGCGCTGACCTTGATGGGGGCCGCGCGAGTCGGCGCGCCGGATGATGAGGGCGAGAATGCAGAAACGCTGACGTTTTGTTATGACGACCTCCGAGACGCCGAGCAACGTGCGAACATTTGGCATTTCACCAGAAAGCGTGTCGTGCTCGCGCCGTCCGGGGTCACTCCGGCCTTTGGCTACGGGTATGCCTTTCCTCTTCCCACGAAGTGTCTTCGGATTCTCAAACCCTCCCTCACTACGGTAGACTGGAGTATCGAGCAGCACGAGGGTACGCCGTCGATCTTGACGAACGACGGGACCGTGATTCAGCTCCGGTACGTCGAACAAGTCACCGACGAAACGAAATTCGATCCCCTCTTTACGATCATGCTGGCGTGTTCGCTCGCGTGGTGGTGTTGCGAGCGGATCACGCAATCGAACTCGAAGCGGGATGCGATCGAGCGCCGGTACACGGCCTCTCGACTCCAAGCCTACAAGACCAACGCCTTTGAACGGGTGCCGCTACAGTCGCCTCCCGATGAGTGGATCACGGCGATGTCGAACGGCGGACTCGCGGATTCGAGTTGGAGTCAAGAGTAAGTGCGCGCCGCGCCGAATCAAACCAGTTTCAACGCGGGAGAGTTTTCTCCGCTCATGCTGGGGCGCGTCGATTTTGAGCGAACGAAAAGCGCGCTCACCGTCTGTAAAAACGGGTTGCCATACGTGCAGGGTCCGTGGACTCGTCGGCCCGGGTTCTACATGGCGGACGAGGTCAAGGACTCCTCGAAGCCCACGCGCACGGTACGGTTTAAATTTGCGACGGGACAGTCCTACGCGATCGAGTTCGGGCACTTCTACGTACGATTCAAAAAGAGCCGCGCCCCCGTCTACGATCTCACGAATCCCACTACCAACATCACGAATGCGGTGGTGGCGGTGCTCACCTACACGGGAACCGATCCCGCGAACGGTGACGACATGGATCTCTCCGGCCTCCTTGGTCCCCTGGCTGTCTTAAACGGGCTGCGGGTTCGTGTCACGAACGTCAACGCGGGAGCGAATACGTTTGAATGTTATCGGCTCGACGGCACCGCACTCAACACAACCACCTTGGGCGGGTACACGTCTGGTGGGAATGCCAAGCGGGTCTATACGGTGGTTACGCCGTACAACTCCTCCGATATTTTTCAACTCAAATTCTCGCGCTCCGTCGATAAGATCTATATTTTTCATGTGGATTATCCTGAAGCGTCACTCAACCGCTTTGCCGACGCCAACTGGACGCACACGCCGCTCGTGTTTCTTGACGGGCCGTATCTCCCGGTCAACACCACCACCACGACGCTAACTCCGAGCGCCTTTGCGCCGGGAGCCGGAGTTACGTTGACGGCGTCGGCCATTACCGGCATTAACGATGGGCTCGGGTTTCAAACACCCGGAGATATTGGCCGGTACATTCGTATTCAGCAGGGTACGACCTGGGGCTACTGCCTCATCACGGCGTGGACGAGTACCACGGTCGTGACGGTCACGATCATCAATTCCCTGGTCTCCGTGGCCGCAAAACTCACCTGGCGCATGGGGCTCTTGTCGGCGTACACGGGGTATTCGGCGTGCGGGACGTTCTTCGACGACCGGTTGACCCTCGGGGGGTGCCCCTATCGCCCCTCGCGTTTTGATATGTCGAAGACGGGGGACTATCTCAATTTTGCGGAGACGGCCACGGACGGCGTCGTTACCGATGCGAACGCGGTGAACCGGTCGCTCAATTCTGAAGACGTGCAGAGTATTCGCTGGATGAAAGGCACGTCGAACGGCGTAGCCGTGGGAACGCTAGAAGGCGAATGGTTGATTACACCGTCCGCGCTGGGCGAAGCGATCACGCCGAAGAACATTAACGCGAAGCAGTCTACCGGGTACGGCAGCGCGAACCTGGAGCCGGTCCAGGTGGGTGCCGCGGTGATTTTCGTACAGATCTTTTCGCGGCGGCTTCGGGAGATGAGTTACCAGTACTACGAAAATAGTTTGCAATCGCCGGATGTCACGCTGGTGTCGGAGCACATGACCAAAGGCGCGAGCACGGCGACCAGCGGCTTTGTGGAGCTGGCCTACACGAAGGAACGGATTCCGGTGATATGGGGACCGCGTGCGGACGGCACGTTGCTAGGGGTGACGTACAGCCGGGAGGAAAAAACGATTGCCTGGCATCGGCATAACGTCGGCGGGTTCTCGGATGCGGCGGATACGGTGGGCGCGTTGGTGAAGTCGTGTTGTGCCATTCCCTCAGATGATGGCTCGTACGAAGAACTGTGGATTGTGAGCCAGCGGTATATTGGTGGGCGCGTCGTGCAGTTTAACGAGTTTCTCACCAACGTGTGGGAGCAAGGAAACGATCAAGTGGACGCGTTCTATCTTGACGCGGGACTCTCGTACCGAGGCACTCCCACCAAAACTATTACCGGGCTACACCATCTTGCGGGAGAAACGGTGCAAGTGTTGGTCAACGGGGCGACACACCCGGACGTGGTGGTATCGGCGTTCGGCGTCGCAGTGTTGAACGATGACGCGCTCCTGTTGCCGACCTTGACGGCGCATTTCGGTTACGCGTATGACAGTGACGGGCAA